GTACAACAAGATGGTGCAAAGCCCAGTCTCACATTCATCACGTGCATAACACGTGTCGGTGTGGATGGAAAATTCATCTCCCGGCTCATACTTTGAGAAACGGAATAACGGGTTAACATGTGTTGGAAAATAACCACCACTACGTATGTTATTTGCAGGTCCAGAAAAGGAGAATGATGAGTATTCTTTCTCGTCATGAACCCTTGCGGGAATGAATGTGCTAATTTTATCCCATACTCGTGCTGATAGTTCTTCGCTTGTTAATGTAACACGTTTCCTTTTGCCTGCAAACATATCTCCTCCTACACATGGCCTTTGGAACCCTTTTTGTTCTGCAAGTTTTATCCATTCAGAGCATTCGTTTGGTGTTAAGACATCTCTGACCACAAATGCGTCAACATTTGAAAGCGATTCGTTTTCTCTGGATGTAATGCGATCAGACATGTTGTTACGTGTTAGGAAGTTTTAATTTTTTTACGACCAACCGGACTGAGGGGCTTCATTCGACGGAATACACCGGAAGTCCCATGTCTTTACTTGTTGCGCAAGAAATCGATTTTTTAGGACCATCCACTCGTACACTTTATTTGGATGTTTCATTTAATTGTTCCGCCGACTGTAATAATGGCATTTCTAAGGCCCGCATGCAAATGTAATCATTCGTCTCGAACTTACCTTGTGGTATGTCATTCGCCCACATCCATTGTATGTGCACGAGAGCTCAGAGACGTAATCGACGTTAGGGTCGATATCGACGTTGCAGTACACGCAGTGCACAGTGGACGTAGAGGTCATTGTTTGTTATTCGGTGTTCGAGAAAGTGGATGTGTACACAAGAGATCCGATCTACAGTGAATGTGTATACAAGCTAGTCGATCTATATAGACGCAAACGTGTACCGCATGTACCGCCTGTACCGCATGTAACTCATGAACCGCATGTACATCATGAACCGCATGAACCGCATGTACCTCATGAACCGCATGAACCACATGTATCGCATGTACATCATGTGGTACGGGGGCTTCTCCACCTCTCTTGTCGATGTCAACCAACCAAGCGATACTCAGAGGTTCTACAGTCGGCGGAACAGTATATATCAGATTGAAATAAATGTACGACATGGAGGACGTCGATGAGTTCAGAACATCTCAACGATGCTGTGAGACCCGCATTTGCACCATGGTTTCAGTCAGTCATCGTAAGAAGCAAGACTTTATTACTGGTTGATGATTATGTGCGGTTTCTTAAACAAGTGTGGAGATACATACACCTGCAAGAACTGTCAATTCACCTGCGACAGAGACATTGTGGGCATCATCCTGAAGGCAGTTCGAACAGAAAATCCCTGTTCGTAAAAGGAAAGCGACCCCCGTATGTGTATAAGAAATTCATAGGTTCTAGGATATACGGGTAGCTTAAATTAAACGGTAAATGTATCCGCTTTATTTGAGAACAACTGTAAAGGTAATCTGATTCCCGGCATGGTATCCGAAATGACCCAAGATATTCCTTGCATCCTTGTCGTAACAAGGGATCGTGTTGGCATCAACGGAATAGTCTTAGAGGAGCTAATCGAAAACGTCTTAGTCAAAAAAGACTCCAACGTGACAAACCATACAAGTCTTTACAAACGCGAACATCACAATGCGATTACTCTCTTCACAAGCTACTTCACTCATTCATCCTCACAATACCCCCCAGTACTCGTGTTTGACGCTTCAGAAGATCCAGGGAGATTAACCAACAACAACAACAAAGGACTGCTCGTCAAGATCTTGGAACGGGAGATGGTCGATACAGCGTCTCTTTTTCCCAATCTCAGAAAACACCAACCGGATGGCGACACGTGCACCAATCACCGTTTGCAGGTTCGAAAACGCGTAGTCATTCTTAATATCGAATGCGCGCCCATGCACGTCCAAAAAAGCATCCGAGTTCTCGTCGATAAATACATGGACCGTGTGCAGATCACATTCACCACATCCTCTCTATCAGGAGTGGACGCCGGTCTGAAGAGCAGAGCCATGGTACGTCCCAAGATGAACATTGCCGGCGGCATCAACATTTACAAACCCCGAAAACCATCCCCACAACAAGAGACCGCGCGCAGTCTTGCTCGCAAACTCATCGCTTGCAGAACTCCAAAAGAGAGAGGAAAGGTATGGATAGAATCTGCAATATCAACCATAGGAATGTTGTCATCCGACACGGAAGAATCCGATGGGAGCATCAGCACGAATGCGGAGGTCATCGAGATGGTCGCGTACATAGAACACATGTGCGCCACCGTCCACAGACGAAACAGAACGGACGAACGCAAGGTCATCGAAGCAGGCGCAGCGCTCTTCGTCGAATACACAAATACACTCGTGCAAGGAAATTGAGTCGATAACAAACAAAAACAACTGCACGATGCAACTGTACGATGCAGATCTTTGCTTTTTGGCAATGGTGCGCATCCTGGTGGATGTTCTTGGAGGCGTTCACATCGCGATCCCAAGTCTTCCCAAAGTTTTTTTTTGATTCGTTGAACGAAAATCATTCAGAGTGTCCCAACAATATTTTAGAACAAAATGGAATGGGACCCTGCCAAGTGAAGAAGTGAACGAGGTCACGATGGACCAATTGAGAGCGAGCCAAGTGTCGTAGCGACCACATCGTCTTGCATTGCATCTCGAATTATTCGAGTCTTCTTCGCCTGACGCTCGAGAACATGCTCATCAACTGAGTCCTTCGCGACCAACCGCAACACGCGAACAGTACGCTCTTGTCCACGACGGAGAACCCGTCGAATCGCCTGGTATTCGGTCACAGGGTTCCACTGCGGACGCATCATGATCACGTTGTTGAAGGCATGCTGCATGTTCAATCCACAATTCGCGCATTCTATCTGACATACTAGCATGTGCACGCGTGTAGTCTCACGATCCGTCCTGCACCGGTACAATGTAGAATCCCGCTCATCAATGGAGCACGCTCCGTCCAGGCGGCTCACGCAAACCTCATCCTCCCTAAATCGAGCCCCTATGAACGCCTCAAGCAAGTCCATCTCCATGATCCAGTTGCAAAAAACCACCACCCCGCTGCATGAATCATCGTTAGGCATCGATTCTGAAACATTCCTTGACGTTTCGAGGAGGCGCCTACACTCTCCAGCAACCGCATCGAACTTTGCGGAACTCGATGAAAATACCAAACCTTGCGAAGATGACGCAATGAGAGGGTGTGTGGCGGCCTGGCGTAGACGCAACACTCGCATAAACGCCATACTAGATGAGCACGCCGTCGCGACGATATCCTTCGATGTACACGAAGACGCTGAATAGTCCTCCTTCAGCTTATCGTAATGAGCGCGCGAAATGACATCCAACGTCACAAGTCGTACCTCTATGTCAGAATTGACATCTGCCACCGCATCTTCTTTTGCAGGTTGCTCCACCACCAGAGGGACAACGACATGGTGGTGCATGACGAGCGCGTCCCGGAGTATCGCAACGTCTTGTGCATGCACGCCCACGAAGCGAGCGAGACAAAGCACGTCTTTGTCCCGGTTGTGAACCGGAGTGGCCGTGACTGCCCAACGGATCGAACTCTGAGAGGCCACATGCACACAGGCGCGATACAAAGCAGTGCCCTTGTTCCGCATGACGTGCGCCTCGTCCACCACGAATCGCCCCCATGTCACGTCACCAAACTTAAGATAGTGGTTCCGAAGCACACCGTGTGTGGTGATCACGACCTTGCGATCAGCAAGAAAGCTAGTCGGGTTCGATACGAAGAACCCGCCGTCTACAATGAGTGTGGGAAATACACCCGTAACCGCACGGACCGTAGGAGGCCACTCTGACAAGACCATCCTCGGCACTGCGATGAGGCATGGGAACATGTCCTTTCGGAGAGCCATCAACTCGCACATCAATCGCGTCTTTCCGAAACCTGCATCCTCTGCAAGGATTCCACCGAGGACGCCAGGAAAACTAGAACGAGTAGAACAAGCGACATCTTCACGGTCCATCATCCATTCCAGTACTTGCTCCTGCTCAGGCGTCAATTTCGGCAACTCTGAACACATGAATAAAAACAGAGCATATTCGCCTATCCCCAACCAATAGATTTACACTCACATTACAAATCTTGGAATTGATGGGTCTAGGACGACCTCTTCCATTTGCCCACAGCAGCTCTGTTGTTGTTGATGAATAAAAACTCGTATTGTTGTAGACACCACTCGGTGGTCGCGACAACATTAGGTTACACCGCAAGGTGTGCCGTACACGAAGCGGTTTCATTTAAGTATTCCGTTGATCTATGTAGTGAGCTCTTGGACACGTTGTATATATTACAAACCTTCCTCAGACTCTTCAAAAAATATTTTGAGAACTGTATACACACACTTACTTACCGATGGATCAGAAAACTTCAACAAGTACAATGAAAAAATCAACTACCTCAACAACCGCGAACTCGAAGACATCTGGAACATCCAGGCCCTCCTCTGGAACAACTAGGCCCTCCTCTGGAACAACTAGGCCCTCCTCTGGAACAACTAGGCCCTCCTCCGGAACAACTAGGCCCTCCTCTGGAACAACTAGGCCCTCCTCTGGAACAGCAAGGGCCTCGTCATCAGCATCTAGAACCGGTCATCTGATCGGTTCCGCCGATCGACGGGCTGTGTTTAAGAAATGCACAGAAAACAACTTGGACGATCGTAAGAAGTATGAGGTGAGCAATGTCAAATACGATGATGCCAAGCTTTCACAATCCCAAATGCAGAGTATCATTAAATGGGCACTAGACAAGTGGAAAACAAAGGGGGATGTATATTTCAACTTAAAGACGTACAAAGGGATGAAGACTCTCGAGGAAGAACTCCTGTGCCGTTATTTGCGACCATCCGAACTCATCAGGCTCATGTACATGATGGACATGTCAATTTTCATTCGCGAGGTCACTGTGCCTATCAAACCAACTATTTCGGCTGAAGATATAGTCGGGCACTTGGGAGCTCACGCGTACGCGCTGACTAAGAAGTTTGACCTACTGTACGTGTGGTACCACTCTGAGGGCAATAAGCTCGTCATGTACGCGGTTGAACATGGATACAAGGGGGGTGAAGGAAAGGGGAAAATCGAACGAGCCATCAAGTTCCTAGAAGGTAAAGGCTTCGTCAAC